GTCCGGCAACGTGCTCGCGGTCACTGGGCAACCTCCGGCGCTGCAGACCTTTGTCGGCAAGATTGAGCCCGGTGCTGATTCGGCCCTTGGCCTGTACAGCGGCGCGATCATCGCCAACGCGGCCAACTACACGCCGCCGCTCGCGGCACCGAAGGGGCAGACCTACGGCTCCAGTATCAACTCGGTGAAGATCAAGGGCGCGTTCACCAAGCTTGCGGTCACGCTCAACGGCACTCGCAGGGTAGGCGTCAGCAAGAACGGTGGCCCTGCCGCGTACTACTCGGCTACGGATGAAGGCTCATTCCCACCCCGCGCACTGGTTATCCCTTGCGATGGGTCGACGTCAACCTACAACATTTGGGATGACGGCAACTACAAGGACACCGGCGGCACCTTCTGCGTGTCGGCGGACTCCGCATTCCTGGACATCGGCACTCGTCGGCGCCTGGATCAGTACGGCGACTCGATCACGTTCGGCTCGGGGCCTGGCGCCACGTCGTCGGACACCGAGACCATGCGCGTTGCGGCGGCCCTTGGCTTTGTCGGCAGTACCAACGGCATCAGCGGTCAGACCGTCGGTGGCGGCAAGACCATGCTCGACAACGTCCTGCCTCTGCGAACCGTAACGAGCAGCGACGTGGCGATCCTGGCACTGGGCGGGAATAACGCCTCCGACGGCATCGACTCTACCGAGCAAGCGGACTATGGGCTGTGCATTGATAAGCTGCTGGCCAAGGGATACGGAAAGGTCCTGTGTCGCGGCATTCTGCCAAACGCCTTGGCTCAATCGCTGGTCGACGCTGCGAATGTCATCCTGAAGTCGGTGATGGACGCCAAGGCGAATCCCAAGCTTGTGTGGATTGACCCGACCACCTGGACTGGCTTCACCACACAAGACGGAACCCACCCAGACGCCGCGGGCTACGTGACCATCGCCGGTTACGCCATTCCTGCCTACACTACAGCGCTTGGTCTATGACCTTTGAGGCCGAATTATGCTGATCATTGAAGACGGCACCGGGAAACCAGATGCCGAAAGCTACGCGACTGCTGCAGACCTTGCCGTGTACGCCGTGAAGTTCGGCGTGACCATCCCGGCCGACGAGCCAACGCAAGAAGCACTGCTGCGCAGGGCTGCCTTGGCAATGGATGGAATGGTCTGGAAAGGGCGCAAGATGGACAGCGATCAGGCCTTGGCCTGGCCGCGTAAAGGCGTTGAGCTGGACTGCGAGATCAAGCCTGACAACTACCTTCCAGCACGCATCGAATACGGGCAGATGGCTTTGGCCGCTGAGATTCATGCCGACGACATCGACCCGCCAGAGAAGCGCAAAGGCGCGGTGACGTTGGAGCGTGTCGAAGGCGCGGTAACGCGCGAGTACGCCACCATCCCCAACAGCAGCGGAAAACTGCTGCCGGCGGCCCCGGATCGACCGAGCGCCACGCAGTTCGCCGACTACCTCCAGAAGCGGGGACTGTTCGCCGTCCGCGCATAATTGAACGGAGCCACCATGGCCTTCTACGACGAAATGGCCGCGTTGGCTCTGGAGATGATCACAGAGTTCGGCCAGCCCGTGACCATCCGTGCCATTACGGTCGGCGAGTACGACCCGGATACTGGGACAGCGCCTCCCGACACCGTTACCGAGCAGACCGCCCAAGGCATTCTGCTCGACTATACCGGCCAAGAATTCCAGAACAACAGCCTCATCAAGCAGGGCGATAAGAAGCTCAAGATCGCCGCGAAGGCTTTGGCGTGGGCGCCAGATCTACTGAATAAGGTCATTGTCCAGGGTCGTACCTGGTCAATCGTCCCTCCGCTGAAAGAGATCAACCCCGCGGGTACACCAATTCTGTACGAGTTGCAGGTGCGGTCATGAGCAAATACTCGGGGCTCAATGGCAGCTTTGCGGAGAATATCCGCCAGTTTGCTGAGCAGGCACAGGTAGGGTTAGACGCCACGTTTCGAGAAATCGTTATCGAGATCGGCGGCAGCCTCATTCGTATGTCGCCGGTGGGTAACCCTGAAGTCTGGGCGGCAAACGTCGCTCACCGGGCCACCAATACCCGAGCGGCGGACGACTACGACTTCAAGGTGGCGTTACGGAACACGGTCATCAATCTGACCGACAGTAACTTCACCAAGTCAGGAAAGCTCAAGGCTGGCGTGAAGTACGCGAAGCCACTGACCAAGACTGAGCGCGACCAAAATTTCAATGTGAACGGTTTGGTCGCCGGTAAGGATTACGTCGGTGGGCGGTTTCGCGGGAACTGGCAATTTTCTATTGGTTCACCGGTTGAAGGCGTTCTGGATCAGATCGATGCATCGGGCAGTGTCACGCTGGCCAAGCTGAAGCTCCAGGTCGAGCAACTGAGCATCGGAGAGACGGCCTATATCGTGAACAACCTGCCGTATGCGATCCCGCTTGAGTACGGACATTCGAAGCAGGCGCCTTCAGGAATGGTCCGGGTGACTCTGGCACGCTTTCAACAGATCGTTGCTGAAGCCATCAGGAACAACCAAGTATGAGCCACAACATCATCGCTTCGATCTACGAATCAAAGCTCATCGCCTGGGCGAAAGCATTGCCGGCTCCAATGAAGGTCGTCGTCGAAAACGAGGCCTATGATCCCGTCGACGGCGTGACCTACCTGCAAGCTTTCACGCTGCCGGCCGACAGCGCAAGTAACACGCTCAGCGGCGACCATAAGCTGTACACCGGCGTGTTTCAGGTCAGCATCGTGACGCCATCGGGTAAGTTCCGCGGGGTGGCCGGCGCGCTAGTGGATCAGATCGCCGCGCTGTTTCCGCTGTACGAGCGGAACACGAAGGGCGCGCTAACCGTGGTGACAATGAGCCCGGTCGACCCAGGCCCTGGCGTTTCAGACGGCACCACTTTCACCGTCCCCGTGTCATTCCTCTACCGAGCCGACACCAACTAATCCGCCCATTGGGCAAACCCAGAACCCGCCATTGAGCGGGTTTTGTCATTTCTGCAAAGAGGAAACCCCCATGGGCTACAAGTTGCCAAATGGCGCGACATTCGAACATGCCGCCACCTATGCTGCTGCGCTTCCGTTCTCCGCCATCTCCAACGCTTCCGAGGCCATCTGCACCGTGACCGGCGCCACCCTGGTCGTCGGCGACATCCTGCTGGTTACTTCCGGCTGGACCGCGCTGAACAACAAGGTCGTCCGCGTGAAGGCTGCTACCGCCACCGCGATCACCCTGGAAGCGATCGACACCACCAGTACCACGATCTACCCGGCCGGCTCCGGTATCGGCAGCCTGAAAAAGATTCTGACCTGGGTGCAGATCCCGCAGATCACCGATGTGGCGTTCTCCGGCGGCGACCAGAATTACCAGGACGTCGTGTTCCTCGAAGATGCCCAAGGCCGCCAGCTGCCGACCGATAAGTCTGCCGCGAGCATGGTGCTGACCGTTGCCGATGACCCGACTCTGGCCTACGTGCCGATCGTGACCGCGGCTGACGTGGGGCAAACCGTGCAGGCTGCCCGCCTGAACCTGCCGGGTGTCGACAAGCTGTACTACGGCGCCTACACCTCGTTCTCGCTGCAACCGACGGTATCGCGCAGCAACATCCTGACGCGCACCGTCTCCCTGGCCTTGCAGGCCGCTCCTACTCGCTACCTGTCGTAAGGGACAAACATGGCCAAGTTCACGCTTACCCAGAACCCCACTTTCAAAGCAGATGTCATGTTGCCTACGGTCGGCGGCGAGCCAGTGAAGGTGGAGTTCGAGTTCAAGTATCGCGATCGAACGGAGCTTGCGGAGCTCTATGCAGAATGGGACGAGAAACACAAAGCGCTTGGGCTCAAAACTGAAGAAGTGGGACTGAAGCAATTCACTGCTCTTCTGATTGATCTCCAAGTTCAGCAGCTCAAAGCCATTGTGGCAGGCTGGGACGTCGATGAAGCGTTTACCGACGACAATCTTCGCGTCCTGGTGGGCTCTATCAGTGCCACGCCAAGTGCTGTCTTGGGGGCTTACTCTGATGCGTTTGCAAAAGCGCGCCTGGGAAACTCCTAAGCGTCGCACGCACTCTGTACGAGCCAGAGGCGTCAGCTGAAGAGCTGGCGGCCTTTGGCTTTTCTGTCGGGGATTTGCCTGAAGAGAACTGTGAGGTCTGGCCCGATATATGGCCTGCGTTCAAAGTTTTTGAGGCGATGACTACCCAGTGGCGTACAGGTGTTTGTGGCGCCACCGGCCTGGATTACACGTCAATTCGCCATGTCGCTGGCTTTCTCGGTCTCTCCCGGGTTCAGGTCGCTGACATCTTTCCGGATATCCGCGTCATGGAAGCTGAAGCCTTACGGGTGATGGCGGATCAGAGGGACAGTAAATGAGCACCAACTTCGCTTCCCTTGGTATCGAGGTAAATTCGTCGTCGGCCGCAAAGGCTGCTGATGACCTCGACAAGCTTGTCGATTCGGCAGTTGATGCCGAAAAGGCAATCGACGATCTCGGCAAGACCGGTTCAGAGCTTGCCAACACCGGCAAGAAGATAGTTCAGGCCGAGAAGGAAGTTGCTCAGGAGATCGACAAGTCCACTGACGCCACGCAGCGTCAGTCAGATGCAAGACGCAAATCAGGCGCAAGCGCTACCAGCGAAATCGCCATCATCAGTCAGCTCGACAAGGCGATGTCGGGAAACATCGGTAGCATTGAACGGCTGATCCAGGCTGAGGGATTGCTGGAGCGTGCTCGCAAGGGCGGACTGGTCACCATTGAGCAACAGGAGGCTTATCAGGAGCGGCTCGGCAAAGCTTACGACAAGATCGAAAAAGCCGAGGCCAAAGAAGTCGCGCAGAAACAGCGCCTGATTGACGCGGAAAACCGCCAGATTGAAGCGTTGAAGCGCACGGTCAACGGCATCGATCCAGTGACCGCGAAGCTGGGTAAGTTGGAGGCGCAGGAAAAAGCACTCGAAGCACTCAGGGCCAGCGGGGCGATTTCATCTGAGCGTTACGCGGAAGCCCTGGCCAAAATCGGCAAGGACCGGGCCGGGCTGACCGCGACCGAAACTGCATTCGACAAGCTGAAGCTCGGCACCCGCCAAGCTCAAGAAAACGTCATGCAGTTGACTAACGCGCTGTCATCCGGCGATTTGGGCAGCGGGGCAAGAGCTATTGCCCAGCTTGGCGCCGGCGCTGGAGAGTCTGCCAAAAGCATGGCGGCTTTGCTTCTGCCGGCGGGCCTTCTAGCTGGAGTCATTGGTGGGCTTGGATACGCCTACTTCGATGCGATGAAGCAGGCTCGGGAATTCAACGCCGCAATCAACGGCGGTTCGAACGACGCCGGCCAGAGCATTGCCAACCTGAAAGCCATGAGCGAGTCGGCTGGCGTGCTGACCGGCAATCTTTCCGGCGCACGCGAGGCAGTTGTTGCGCTTGCATCCGGTGCAGCTACCAGCAGCATCCAGATGCAAAACCTGGCTCAAGCTGCAGCTGCCATCGGAGAGGTGACAGGGAAAGGCGCGGGCGAAATCGCAAAGTCGCTAGCAAATGCTGGTGATAC